GCAGTATTGAAAGCCCGTCCGGACGCGCAATTGATCATTGATGCCAATGAAGCATTATCACCGAAAGATCTACCAAATTTCAGGCACGCCCTAGCCCATGCGCCCGTGTTGATGATCGAACAACCCCTTAGAGCGAATGAATTTTCCCCCGTCAGCTATAGTCCAGACGACCTGCCTATTTTGTGCGCCGACGAGAGCCTGCACACACGGGCGGATTTGCAAAAATTATGGACGAAACAGAAAGCCTTAAAACATTAGCTGAAGATCAGATGACTATTCTATTAAGTGCCTCTGACATGATCACTGCTGAAATGAGTGAAGATCAAATCAAAGCGCTGGCTGAAAACCAAATCAAACTTGGCGCACAAGTGGTTGTGGCAACACAACTATCTGGCATGGGCTATCAAGTGGCAGGCAATGCACATATTTCTGTTGATGACAGCAATAATGTTAAAGCGCTGCAAGAAACAATTGATAAGCGTTTAGGTTTTGCTGATCAGGCTGATTCACGTCGATATGAAAAAACAGGTGGTAAGTTACAACCTGAAAATGAAATGTTAATTAACAAAGTTTTATCACAATTTGACGCTGAAAACGGTGCGGCATTACGTGCTGAGCATAAAATGCTGGCAGGGGGTGACGGTATTGTTTCTGATGTGGCAGTGCCGGCATCGGTTGAGCGTACTGTTATTCGTGAAGCATTAAGCGGCCTTGTTGGTTTGCAATTTGTTGACGTTGGCACAGCGGCTTTTGCTGGCTCTTTATTAGTGCCTTATAGCTACCGAGACGTTGCAGCTGCAGGGCGAAAAGATACTCGTATTTATGAGGGTGGATCGATTCCTCGTGGGGGCATTGTTCAAACCAGCGAAACCGCTTATCCGATCCCTCAAAAATTAGCGTTTGAAGTTTCTGATGAATTACGTTTGTTAACCAGTAACGGTGTTTTAGATTACAGCGCTGTGGCAGAAAACGTGCGTAATGCGGCTCGTATTATTGGTGAAGACACTGAGCACTTAATCTTCAATGAAGTATTAAAAAGCTCGGATGAGTTTGGCGCGATTGCGGTTGCTGATGAAGCGGCAAGTGGCAACAATGGCACCAACAAAGTGTTTCCATTAGCTAACTTCCCAGTGATTCATTCTCGTGTGATTCGCGACTTGCAGGGCAATCAAATCGGCAATGTGGTGAATGAAGTTATTGTTAAAATTTCAGCAGTTGCTATTGGTGAATATGATGGCACTGGCACACAAGCCGGTGGCAACTATTTTGTGATGAACTATAACTTAGGTGAAGTTCACATTGTGGATGAGACTGGTGTTTTACAAACGCCTAGCACTACCACAGTAACGGTTAGTTATAGTTATGCAACTAATGTATTTGCATTTGATACTGATGTGGCTGGTGAAGTTGATGTGCATTGGGATGACTTCTTATATCGCTACGGCAAACGTAAGAATGTTATCGAAGATCAACGCTTTCACATGGCCAACTTTGGCTTAATGTCTGGCACGGTGATGACAGAAGTTGAACGTGCTAAACAATTTGGTGCTAACAACCAACGTAACGGCTCTGATTTGGCATTGAATGGCAACCTGGGTCGGGTGAAAGACGTGCCTAACTTCAAAACAGCTGTATCAGGTTTGGATATGGGTGATCAGCGCGTTGTGATTGGTGAGCGGGGTCAAACACGTTTCCGCATGGCCAAGGCGTGGTCAATGGGTGAGCTGCAAGATCAGCAAGATGCTAGCGGTCGCTTCACGGGCAAAAAAGAGGCTTATGGTGACCAATGGATCTTCTTGCACACGCCTACACAACTAAAAGCAGCTTACACATCTATTGTGTTATTCGGTGGCGCTGCACGCGTTGCTCGTACTACTGTTTAAGTAGCTTAATCAAAACATCGCCCCAAGCTAATTGCTTGGGGCGTTATTTGAGGAAATATCCATGACAAAAATGATACCCGTAAAAAATACCGGAAAAATGCCGATGTACATCAACTCGGTAATGATCCCCTCTGGTGAGACTCACATCTTCCCCGAGCATCAAGTGCCTGAGCATCTTCGCCCTGGTGCAGAAGAAGTGGAAGATCAACAAATTGAAAACCCCTTGAAAACATTGCTTCAAAACAGCATCAAAGATATTGCCGAAGCCTTGCCAGGTTTAAGTGACGATCAGATTGATGAACTGGAATTACTTGAAGTGCAAGACGATGATCGCACTGGAATGGCCAAAGCATTTCAAGAAGAACGCTTACGGCGTGCTGATTTGTCGTTAGATGATTCAGAAGGTGATGAAGGCGCTGATGAAGCTAAGTGATCATCAGTGGGCGTTCTTAAAGGACTTGGCAACCTTGATCCTGTTTGCAGAAGATCAAGGTTACAAGTTGACAGGTGCAGAGCTGTATCGCACGCCAGCGCACGCCAAGCGTAATGCCGCTAAAGGTGTTGGCATCGCTGACAGCTTGCATTGTCAGCGCTTGGCTATTGATCTCAATCTATTTATTGATGATAAGTTTCGCCGAGATAGCGAGGCTCATCGCCCATTAGGTGAGTTCTGGGAGAGCCTAGACCCGCGCAATAATTGGGGTGGCGATTTTAAAAAACCGGATGGTAATCATTATGAGCGAGTGCCTGATTAATGAATTTAAGTAGTTTTAGCCCGTGGACGCCATTATTTAGTATGGGTGAGCAGATTATTGATAAATTGTTTCCCGATCCTACTGCTAAAGCGCAGGCAATTCAGGATTATTTATTGCTGCAACAGCAAGGCGAACTGAAAGAATTAGAAACCCGGATGAGTGCGATATTGGCTGAGGCTAATTCAAGCGACCCGTGGACAAGTCGGGCGCGACCCACGTTTATGTATCTATTTTATTTGGTGTTGTTGATCTTAGTGATTATTGCCCCTTTTGTGGGTATTTTTCATCCTGATGCGATGACGCAATTTTATACCAATGTTTCGCTGGGGTTTAAAGCGATACCCGAGGCAATGTGGTGGACATTTACTACTGGGTTTTTAGGGTATGCCGGTGCAAGAACATACGAAAAAACCAAAGGGGTTGCTAAGTGAGTGATATGGACGCGCTGAGAAGAGACTTTAATGCTCAAATGGGAGGCATTAAAAGCGATCTCAAAGAAATGACGCGAGCATTAACAGAATTAATTCGCCTTGATGGTGAAATGAAAGCTCAAAACGGTGCGTTAAATCGCATTGGTCGGCAAGTGGATGATCATGAAACTAGAATACGAACAACCGAAGTGCACAGCAGTGTTAATAAAAGCCAAGTTTCAAATAATGAACGCATTATCTGGATCATTGTTACGGGCTTAATTTCACTTGCATTTTTCTTTTTAAGGGGCTGATTGATGTCGGGCACATTAAGTCGAGGTGATTTGAGAGCGGATCATAAAGCTGCACTGGGTAGTGCGGTTAACAAGTTTGCTGCTCCAAATAACACTGATTTAGATCGACACCTTAACCATGCCGCATTGGCATTGTCTCGCATTAAGCGCCGCACCTTGCTGGGCGAACTAAGCTTGGTCGAAGGTGAATGCAACTATGTAGCCCCACTAGATTGTTTTGCTACAAAAGTATCACAATGGGGAAGCGGAAAATTACAGCCTTGGCAAAATGGTTACAGCCGCTTGCCTAGACTCACCACTTATGCAAGTGATTTGGGCTTAATGATCAACCTAAGCCCGCCACCAACATCAGCGCAGATCGGGTTGTTTGGCAATAAATACACCTTCTTTTATTTAGCTATTCATCAGATTGATGACGATGCAAACAAAACAACGATTAACCCATCTGATCGTGATTTATTTCTATTGCTAACCCTGATCGAGGCCATGAAAGAGCTGGCATCAATGGGTGTGAGCGAGCCAATTCAATTGCACCGTGGCATGGGTAGTTACCCCGCAAATGGCACACCATCAGCCCTGCTTGAATTATTCACTAAACAAGTGGAGAAAATGCGATGACTAGCTTTGTTGTAGATGTGAACACTAGAAAATTGGTTAAAGCATTAGATAAAGGCATTAAAAATATGCCAGTAAACATTGATCATGCTGTTCAGAGAGCAGCGATTGAAACAGGTCGCAAGATTGCTGATAACGCACCCAAATCGCTATCAACTTTGTGGGCCAGCATTAAATCAGACAGGGTTAAGTTGATGCAGTGGCGTGTTGGGCCACATGTTGATTATGCAGAGGCAGTTGAACTGGGCACAAGTGGGGGCGGATTCCCGCCGTTGCGAGCCATTTTGACATGGATAACAGCAAAAGGTATCTCACCGCGAAACCCTAATTTTGATCTAAGTGATTTGGCTTGGGTCATTCGCAGAAAGATTGGGTTGCGCGGCTCGAAAGCACAGCCATTTGTGCAGCCTGTTGTTGCCAGTGGCTTTGCACAGAAACGATTAAAACAGTTGGTTGAAGCTGCAGCACAAAAAACAGTAACCGAGGCGGGTTTATAAATGTGGTTTGAAGTGATGACAGCATTAATCGCTCACCTAGATAATACGCCAGAATTAAAAGGCACGATTATTGTGATGGGCGCTGATTCAAAAGTGCCTGACTGCAAAACAGTGGTGTTAACGCGGGGTTCATTTGAGCCTAAAACCAACGATAGGCAATCGGTGAATAACCAAACGGTATACATCGAGTGTTGGCAATATGACGACCATGAAAACCCTAAAAAAGGCTATCAAAAATTAGCAGCATTAGAAGGTGTGGTGATGGCCGCCATTAATGGCTTTGGCTTCACTTGTGTTGAGAGCAAACAACTTAAAGTCCGACTAGGACAAACAGAACCTGATGGCGATGCATTTCGCCCCAGCGTAGGCAGCCGTACTGCTGTCACTATTCGATGGCAATAAGAGGACAAAATTATGCCTAGTGTGAAAGAAAA